GGTGTAAACGCGGCCATGCGGCAGCGGTAAGCCGTGTATCCGACATCGGTTTTATTCAGAGCTGCCACGGCAGCGGCCATGATCTGCGATTGGATGCTCGGGTTGATTTCCATCACGCCACCGCCATCAAAGTGAGCCAGACGAAACCGCCGTCGGAGTCGGAGTCAATGCTGTCAACGGTGTAGTTGGTGCCGTCAACGGTGATGGTGGCCGTCGTCTTGGGCATCGTCGCGAATGCATTGCGCGGGATGCGCACAACGGGGGCTGTAGTGTTGATGCCGCCGTAACCATCGTCAGCCAACGACAATTTCTGCGGCTTATCGAAAATGCCCATCACCGTTGCGCCGTTGAAGACGACGGCGACGCCGAAGTCGGCTGTGAAGGTCGCGAGATCGGAGTCGCCAAACGCCATCTACTTCACCTCGACGAGCTGGCCGGTAGCAACAAGCTCGGCCACGCGGATAGGTTCGATTTCGAATTCCTTGTCGACAGAGAGGACTTTGCCATCGAAGATCACCGAACTTACAGTGCGAAACTTCTTCGTTTCCGAAGCGTTTGCTGGCTGCGCTTCCACTGTAGTTTCAGGCGGCTTTGTGGGGGTTTCCGGAGTGTTCTGGTCGGCCATGGGAGTTACTTTTCCTTTCCAGAGCCGCGCACGTCTTCCGGCTTGATGAACTTGGCCTGGCCGGTGTGGACCACGTCGAACGCGTCGGCCACGGGCACACGCACCTGCTGGCCCTTCTTTAAGGGCTGCCCTTGGACGATGACAGGCCGCAGAATCTCGATGGCGCGCAGTTCATCCTGCTTGGGCTGCAAAAGTTCGATTGCCATTCTTTTTTCCTCGCTTGTTTTTTTGAATTAGGGGCCGCATCGACTGCCTGCGGCCCCTTGTACTACGGGGGAGCTACCCCCCTCTGTTGGGTTATCTCTGTGCGAAGCGATTAGGCTTCGGTGGTCGAGTTAACGGCATCCAGATACACGCTGAAGGCCTGCGGATAGGTGGGATGCACGTCGACCATGAAGTTTGCGACGATCTTGATGAGGGCCTGTTTCGCGGCCGTGAGCGGATCGAGCAGAAGTTCCATTGCTCCCCACTCGGCGATGGTCAGGCAGTTGAAGACGCCCGCGATACCGGCATGGAGATTGGTTCCAGTACCCTTGGTAAGAGTCTTCGGAAGCAGGTTCGACCAATCAGCCAAGCGGCCATTGATGTATCCCTGCTTGCCGACGTTGTTCCAGATCGGTAGCGCCATGGTGTTGTTCATCATCGGGGTCTGCATCAAGTAACCGGCGATCTCCGGGGTGAGCAGATAGCGCAGTTCGCCGAGCTGATCGGCGTTGTAGGCCGCCGGGTCCATGGCCATATCGGTCAGTGCCCCGAAAGTGGGTGCGGCTCCATTGGCGCCGAGCGATACCACCGAAACACCGGTAGAATTCACGACGCCGAGCGGCTGGGTTGCCGACCCGGTACCCTGAATACCGGCCTTTTCGATGGCAATCGCCGCACGCTGCACAAGCGAGTTGCGCACTTTGGCCTCAATATCGATGGACGACTGCACCAGCAACTGGCGCGACCACGAGGTCGAACCAGTGGCCGTCTTCGGCGAGAAGGCTACCTGACCGAAAGTGGGATCGACATCGGTGTTGTCAACGCCCGGATTTTCACCGACCCAATTGAAGTCAGAATCGGTGAGCTGCTTGGGCAGCGAGAAGTTCGACTGCATTCCACCCATGAACTCCGCGCCGAGGCGAAAGAGTTTTACGGCGGGCCGCAGTACGTCGAGGAAGCTGACCAGTTCGGTGGCCACGGTCACGCCGCCAGCTCCGCTCGTGCCGGTATAGAGAGCGCGCTTCTGCAACTCCTGGGGAGTGAGGCGGAAGAGCGGTTCCATGGTGGGAATGTAGATGCCGCCGGTGTCGCGGCCGAGGGCCTTGGAGATCGTTGCAGAAACCTCGCGCTCGAATCCGGCTTCCTCTACAAAGCCGTGCGCCGATCCAGCAATGCCACGCATGGCGCGCTGAACGCTGTATGCTTTGCGCTCTTTATCACTGAGCGTGACGGGGCTACCGGAGTGCAGCGTGATCTCAGAAGCACGCTTCTGCTCAAGGACGTAGGCGCTGACGGCATTGGCCTCGGTTCCCTCGTTGAGAAACTTCTCCGACAGATCGCGGGTGAGAATCTCGGGATACTGGCGGGCGAGCAGGTTAATGTGGGCCGCCCGCTTGCGCTCCTGGGCGAGCTGGTCGGCACCCACTTGCACCGAAACAGGTGCCGCAGCGGGGACGGGTGTAACAGCGGGGGTTGCCATGGATCGATTCTCCTTTTGCTGTGGTTCAGAGGGTAGGGACGGCACGCCGAGGAAGCGCACCGGGAAAAGCGGAATGTGCTGCTGGTTGGCCTCTTCAGGCGATGCGAGCGAACGGCCCACGCCACAGGCGGCGTCCGCCTCAATCGGCGTAAGCGAAACCTCGTAGGGCTCCCAGTCAGTGGCGCGGTAGGTTCCGAGGTACTCGTCGTCCTCGTCGTCGTCGGGATCAACGTCGGCCACGCGCTGGTATTCATGCACTTGGTATCCGACCGAAATGCCACTCAGAATGCCGTCATCGACCTCTTGGTGACGGTCCTTGGCTACCTGAGTCGTGCCGAACTTGATTTCTCCTGTACCGCGTGCGTCGGCGATCTTGGCGTTCGCCAACTTGCCGGCGCGGATCATGGGATCGTGGCCGTCGAGTACGGTCAAACCGTTGTCGAGGCGCTCGGTGCGGACTTCGCCGTCATTGTGGCCGAGAACCTCATAAAACCAGCCCCACCATCCCTGACGCTTGACGGGCGTTTCCGAAGAAAACGTGATCGGATAAGTCTTCGCGCCTCCCTCCGACTCTTGAGCGCGGAGAGAGATCGTGCGGAATCCGACGGGCAGCGATTTAGGCAGTTCGCGTGTACGGCTCATTGCGCGTGTATCGTGCCACGGAACTGCAAAAAGCTGTCAAATCTCAATCATTACGTGTGGATATTCGCCTTGTGTTCGCCATACCTGCGAGCGATACTCGCAGCATGATCTCTCCCTTTCCATGGCCAGGAGGCAAGCGCGCGCTTGTCCCGCATCTTCTGAAAATGATCCCCACGCATCGCAACTACGTCGAAGTTTTCGCCGGCAGCGCGAAGTTACTTTTTGCCAAAGAACCTTCCACACTCGAAGTCCTGAACGATCTGAATGGCGACGTGGTGAACTTTTTCCGGATTGCCAAACACCGGCCAGCAGAGTTGGCTGAAGCGTTGGAACACGAATGCGTACACGCGGCTCGTTTCCTCGAGCTATCCGCAGAGGCCACGCCCGATGACGAGCTCGACCGCGCACTCCGCTTCGCCTATCTGACCTGGTACAGCTTTGGAGGAAAGGGAACACATTTCGCACGGCCGACAGTAAGAGGCCGCGCACGAAAGCCGCTTGACAGTGTGCGCGGACTATTGGAAGCGCTGGCCCGGCGTCTGTCGGCCGTGTGCATTGAGCAAAAAAACTTTGCCGAGATCCTTGCGCGATTCGACGCAGAGGAAACCTTCTTCTATCTTGATCCGCCCTATCTCAACTTCGGTTCCAATGACCGCTATGCACCGTTCACGCTTGAGCGTCTGCAGAAGCTCTTTACACAACTACGAGGTCTGAAGGCTCGTTGGCTAATGAGCTTCGAGGATCATTCTGCTGTCCGCGCCGCGGTGCGGGAATGCGGGTTCTCGATGACCAGCGTAGAGGTTCCGTACACGCTGGCCAGCGGGAACCGACAAAAGGGTGGAAGGGAAGTACTGATTTGCAACTACTCGTGATCTGATCGCGACGCTACTCAAACTTGGGCGGTTTGCCAATTGCGCCCCGCGCCTCATCCTCAAGCTCAAACCAAAGTTCGTAGCTTGTACCTTCACCCCTGCTCTCTGCTTCACCCAATGCGACAAACTTCTCTACGATTTTGCGCATGGCGTTATGCTCCGCTTCCAGAGTGTCGATGTCGTCCAGCAAGTTGATTACAGGACTAATATGCACATCCACGAGCGTCCGGTATCCGTCGCGCTGCTCTTTTGTCGTTTTTAGCTTCATGAGCGCTCCCTGACCTACTAGCTTTGTTCTAGCAACGAGCATCACCTCACTCGCCGTTGGAGTTCTTCCCGCTGCTGCCCTTATTGGCGTCCTGGTCGGCTTCATCGTCGGTGGCCGTATCAGCCTTGCCGTGCACGTCGGTTCCGAATTTAAGTTCGAGTTGGGCCACGTAGTCTTGTTCGTACTTGAATTGCTGCATGGTCTCTTCGAAGTCATTGCCCATCTCGGCAAGTTGCTGTGTGCGCGTCTGTATGCCATTTTCGTTCGCGAGAATGGTCGCCTGCATGTCCTTGTAGGGATCGATCCACGCCCAAGCTCGCCCAGTCCACTCCATATAGTCGACGATGTCTTCGGGGACGACATCATCCGGCAACAGCCCGGAGAGCCAGCAGCTCTCAAGGAACCATCCGGCAACCCGCTGGCACATCATCTCTATGAAGTACTGCTGCCAGTCCCGCCATGAATCGCGGTCGTCGAGCAAGCCGGCGCGAATGGACGAGTAGTTCACGCCCTCGCGGTCATTGGCTAGGTTCTCGTAGCTCTGATCTGCTCCGGCGCCGATCAGGCGCATCAGCATCTTGCAGAACGCCGGAAACTGGCTCGTGGGATGCTGCGGGTCCCACTGCTTGAATTCCATGCCATCCGGCAACGTCTCCAGCGTCCCCGGATTCATCTTGACCTTGATATTGCGGTCCGCGTCGCGCTCGGTTCCAGTAAACTCCGCGTCGGAATTTTGCTTGGTGAAGAATCCCATCTTTGCGGCGGCGATGCGCGAGGCCACAACCTCAGCCATGCTATAGCTCGACAGCATGTGCATAGTGAGCAGCGAGGAAGCCATCTCACTGACGCCGCGGGACTGCATGACGCGATCTATCGGGTAGAGGTGGATTACATCCTCTGCCGGCACGCGGATGCGATTGCGAGGAGAGACGGACCACTCGGCCGGGTGTTTATCCCAGAAGTGATAGGCCACCGGGCGCCCGTCGGGGTCGGACTCGATGCCCATGCGGATGCAGTTTCCGTTGGGCATGGACTGGAGATAGTAGTTGGTATCGAGTTGGTCGGGATCGATGAACTGCAGCGCGAAGTTGAATTTGTTGTGCGCAATGCGGCGGCGGATGAAACACTCGCCATCGCGAAAGAGCTGAACACCGGCGAATCCCTGGCTGAAGCGCCAGCTCATGGTTCCTTGCACGGTGCAGTTTTCTGGCTTACCCCAC